AAGTGCCGCCTGATTTTCGTTCGGGCCACGAACGAGTGAAGGTGTTCAACGCATTGCTAAACATTCTTGACCATGAGCAAATACAGCTTTCTTCTGGAAACCAAGACTGAGGAGTTCTTTGAGCTTCTTCCAAATATTCGCATGAAGAAATATGGCGGATGGCTAGTGGCGGAAGCCATTGAGCAAGAGGAAATTAGCAAACTGCAAAGCCAAGCAACGATTCGCGCCGTTCAACTTGCAAAGCGCATCGCCACGGCGAAAGACATTCCCCTTGATGAGGCATTCTCTTTGCTGCAAGGCGGTGCTGGCTCTATTACAGAAGCAGAACTACTCGCTGAATACACAGAAGAAACTCTCAGCATGATTACCAGCGGGTCTTCCGTGGAGAGCACTAACGCTCGCATGGCCACTGCTTTCGTGCGTTCTCGCGGGCAGGGGCTGGTGGATGGCGAATGGCAGGACTTGGCTGATTGGGACTTGGAAGACACGAAAACTCTGCCCCGTCGAGCCATCGCCAAAGTGGTGGAATTCATCTCCGCTGAGCAAGAAGCAGAAATGAAGGAGGCTGTAGATGGGGCAAAAAAATCCCAGAAGAGGAATACTCCTCAACAGCAGAACGCCTAGAAGCTCAGGCCAGGAAGTTTCTGACTTCTCTCACTCCATGGAATGATCTTTATTTTCGACTATCTGCGTCGGATTTTAAGGATGAGCGATGGAGTGCGAGATGTTTTGGGCGTCAACGAGTGAGCGATGTCAAAGCAGCTCTAAAGTTTCTAGAGAAACACGACATCACTAAATACAACATTCAAAGCGTAGCTGTAGCAAAGCTTGGTGCAATGGCTGCAGGGATGATGGGCGGCAAGAAGGTTTCAGTGAAGCCAGAAAACTTCCTACCGTTTGACGCGACAAAAGTCAAGAAAGATCATGGAGTCACAGACGAAAGCCTTATGGTATTGCAGCGTTTAATGAAGGAGCGCGTGATGAATGGGCGAGTGATTGCTTTGCTTGCCGAAGAAATCAAAGCCTTTAGTGGACGCAACCAAGGGCAATGATTATAGAATTGGTAACATAGAGGGTTTTGTAAAATGGCGGTTCAAGACGCAGAACTTAAGCTGAAGGTAAGTCTTGACCTAGCTTTTTTTCGGCAGCAATTACTGGGACTAGGACAAGCGGCTGCTGGCACTTCAGTGCCTATCCAAGTTAAGTTTGATCGTCGCACCATTCAAAATGAACTAAATACACTTGGGCGCAATATTAGTCAGCGCACATATCGACTAGAGGTTGCAACCAATATTGAAGCTGAAATTAGAAACGCACAAAAGCTTGCTAAGTTGCTGCGTGAAATGCCAGCAGGTTCAAGAGGTGTCGCGGGTGTAACCAGCAAAGGATTCGGCCAGAAAGCTTTTTTGGGCGTCTCTCCATCGGAAATCAAACAACTATACAAGGCCGCAGCAGATGCAGGTTTAGTTGCTTTCAGGGAGTCTATCGCCAATAACAAAAGAGAGATTGCCAAGGAACTTGGATTAGTTGGAAAGGATTCAATTGCTGGGTTAGTAAATGGCCTAAACAGTCAAAATCCCGCACTCCGAAAAGCCGCCCAAACTCTTGGTGAAGATTTACTTGCATCTGTCAAGGGTGTTCTTGGCATTGCATCTCCTTCTCGTGAATTCAAAAAAATTGGTGAAAACGTAGGACAAGGTTTTCAGCAGGGCATGCTGTCCTCTATGGACAAAGCATTTGATGCCGTAGAAGACTTGATGCGAGCACGTATGAGAGTGCTCGATACGATTGCTCGTGGAGTTTTTCGTTTTGTGGGAATGGATCCCGTCGCGTTGAGAGCAGAAGCTGCTCAGCGTCGCGCATTGCCTGGCGTTAACTTTCCAGCAACGGTACCATCCCGCAATATTCCCATCGGACCATCTGGCACTGGAAGAGCTCTTCCCCCCGGCGCCACTCCATCAGCACTGCCCGGCACCGCTTTTGGCTCTCAACGCTATCTCCCCACCGCCTTAAGTGATGAATTAAAAACAATCTTACGAGGAGCCGCTTTTGCTTTCGTTGATTCCATCAAGCAACAAACGAGAAGTGTTCGCGTTGGTCTTGCCGCATCACAGCAACCATTGCTAGGTGGAAGCCGCATCGCAGGACTGCTCCCCGCTGGCGTGGGGCGTGTTTCCAATGTGTATTCAACTGGTGCTATTGGAGGGGAAACACGAGCTGAAATGATGGCTCGTCGCGAACGTGAAGCACGTATGCGTTCAGCCTTGCGTGGAATGGATGTTATGGGCGGCGGCGCTGGCCGCCCTGCCGCTCCTTATAGCTATTCGTATAGAGGCGCACGTCCCACAGGTGCCATTATTCCTTACGCAGCGGCGGGAGCATTGGTGGCGCAACCGGGCGGCCCTCCCAGCGGTCCTCCAGGGGGCGGTGGCGGCCTGAGAGGAATGGTTGGTCAGTTTAGTCGAGCGCTTGGAAACATTCAATTACCCGGCGCCGGAATGGTGCGCGAACTGGGCGATGAATTCGGCATGGCAACAAAACAAGTGTTGCTGTTTGGTACTGCCTATAAGGCCCTGGCTTTTGCCACGTCTTTCCCTGCACAAGTAGGACAAGCAGTTGGCGCACTACAGACTTTCAATAACACGCTCAAGGCAATTTCCCCTACCGCACAAGAGGTGAAGAGTTCTAACAAATTAATTCTAGATCTGGTTGATAAGTATAACGTGCCATTGCAGTCAGCTCGCGATGGATTTACCAAACTGTATGCTTCAATGCAACCGGCGGGTTTTAGTGGCGATGAAGTGAGGGCTGTCTTTACTGGCATCAGCAAGGCCGCCGCTGCATTTGGCATGAGCGCGGACAAGGTTGATCGTGTGAACTATGCCTTTGCTCAGATGGCAAGCAAAGGTCAAGTAATGAGTGAAGAATTGAAGGGACAGTTAGGCGATGTTTTGCCTGGGGCGATGGCAATTTTCGCTGAAGCTGCTGGATTCAAGGGACCAGATGCCATTCAAAAATTCTCAGCAGCCCTGGAAGAAGGTGCATACAAAGGAAGGGCGATGAAAGTATTGCTGCAGAATGTTGGCACAATCATGAACAAGGAATTCGGTCCTGGCGCGGAGGGAGCAGCAAGAACATTCCAGGGCGCAATGAATCGTATGCAAAATTCACTTACGCTTCTTTATGAAGGCTTTGAACCCATTGCTGTTGGATTCTTGAATGCTGTTGTAATGCCGTTGACGGATGGAATTAAGCAAGTAACAGATGGGCTGAATGCTTTCCTCACGGGCACCGCCGCTAAAACCACTGGTGGATTTGCTTTCGCGCAACAATTAACGCAACTGAAGCCAGCTTTCGATGGAATTACCGCAAACATCAGAACTATTCTTCCATTGTTTTCTCAGTTTGGACAGATTGCACTTGGCGTAGGCAAGGTATTGCTGCAGATTGCAGGAAATCCTTTAGCGGGATATTTGGCGAGAATCTATGCCATTGTTTTACCGCTGACAATTGCGTTTAGCGCCATACGAAATGTAATCACAGGTGTTGTCGCTTCTGTCATGAGCATGAACGGGGCCGTGTTGCTTGGCACTCAGCGACTAGCGACTTTCCGTTCGATCATGCAAGCGACTAACTTGACTGCTTCTCAGGTTGCTACAGGACTTCGCATTGCGACTGCGGCGTTTATGACGCTAGGTAGCGCGGGAGTTTTGCTGGCTATTGGCGCTCTGATTGAAAGAATGTTTGCCCTGAAAGGGGCGCTAGATAGTATCTCTCAGTCTACCATTGCCATGAGGGGAAATATTTCTGGCATGGCAAATGCTGGAATGGTTGGTGGCCTTAAAAATGTCTCCAAGGATCTGCAAAATCAATTGCGCACATATGAACAGCTCAAGCCACTTGTTGGCGGGGGCACATTTGGGCCGAAGCGTCAACCAAGTAAGCAAGAAGCGCAAAAAATGCAAGAATTGGGGCTTGGTGGCTTCCTGGGAACGGACATATTTGGCAAACCCTTTATCAACGATTTTGTAGATGCCTCGCGAATCGTGGAGGCAAGGATCCAGCAACTTCGCTCTAACATTCAAAACGTAAACCAAAAGCTTCCGCTTGCCACAAAGATTGCGGAAAGTATGAAGCCGCCCAGTGCTGCCGCCATTGCCCCTATTCCTCCTGG